ATTAAATGTTACGCCACTATCTACATCTAATGTGCCGTCTGTGTGTGTATTACCATTATCTGTGTCTACATCAAATACACTTACACCTGCAGCAGTTTGAATATCAAATTTCTTATTGTCTGCCTTAATTATAAGGTTATCTGTGATCTCAGTTTCTAACTGAATGTCAACTGTACCTTCAATAACTGTGTTACCTGTTGCACTCTCAATAGTAAACTTATCAGTGGTATTATTTCTAACAGCAAAGTTGGCATCTATGTCAACAGTGCCATCAATCTCAACGTTACCATTCAAGTGAGATGTGCCACCGACGTTAATGTTTTCAGAAATACCCACGCCACCAGTTACAACCAGTGTGCCAGTTGTAGGTGTCTTCCAAGTAGATCCTGTATTAGTTGTTAACCTGAGGTTACCAGCAATGACAGCAGCGTCAGTCCCAGTAAATGTTTCAGAAGAGTTGGTCGCATTGTAGAGGAAGCGATACCCACCAGTGCCAGACCATATATTGCTGTTTGCATAATCTTCGTCCCACCCGAAGAATCCGAATCTTTCTTGTGAATCATAGTATCTAAATTCTACACCACGGTCTAAGTTATCATCTGATACAAGAGTATCCTCACCACCTAGAGTGATGATAGGATCTTGGACTGTTAATGTAGTTGAGTTTACAGTTGTAGTTGTGCCATCTACTTGAAGATCACCACGGACTCTAACCAAACCAGTAGCACCATCATCGTCATTTGGATCAATTATCAACGTAGAGTTGGTAGTTGAAATAACGTTGTCTTGGAAATGGAAGTCTTCTACGTTGACTCTATTAGCAACGTTGGTAGCATTGATTGTAATATCATTCTCAGCAGTGATATTAATAAGAGCATTACCACTACCTGCATTTGTCGCATTAATTAATAGAGTGCGATTGTTTGTTGTGCTCTGTGTGTGTTGGAAAGTAAGATCTCCATCACCAGTCTTGTCTAATTTCTGTGTTACAGCACCATCGAGTGTAATGTCAGGATCACTATAGTATGACCTTACATTAATATCGATCTCACCAGCACCACTATCGCCAGTGTTATTAGCACCAAACAGAAGATTGCCTGAGGTATCATTGACTTTAAGATAATTAAGATAGTTGAATCCTCTATAACCAGTAGTTGCTGTCAACTCCTGATCTAATTCAAAATTCTCTACGGTATTGCCATCAGCAAAACCAATTCTATTATTTTGTAGTTGTAGATTATCTACACCATTCTCAGCGATGGTTACGAAACCACCCTCATATCCACTTGCAGGATTCCATGCTGTTACATCGAAGTCCTCTTGGTTAAAAGATGCTAAACCCTTTTGTGGGGTTACAGCAGTTCCCAAATAACGCCAAGACCCTGTGTCGGAGGTGTCCGTGTGTGTAGGCTCACCGCCTCCAGCACTGATAGCAAGGATAGCCTCATATAGGCGATTACTTGCGTTTTTGACTTTCGCATAGCGAGCGTAAGTTGTTGAGTTATCATACGCAGCCGACTCACTACCTTGTGTAGATGTAGCGATTGGAATTGTAAGTGCTTGTGTTAGACGACCATATCTGTCAACTGTAAATTCTGTAGTGTTGACTGTATCATCATCAGGTAAATTTACCGATACTAGTGGAGTGTCTAAGTTGCCTGTAGGGTTGTAGTAACCAACGACAACTGTGGTATCAGCAAGGTCAATAAATGGGTTATTACTTTGACCGTTACCATTATTAATTACTAAACGACCAGATCCACCTGTTAGTGTCCTAGTTGTAATTGTACCTTCTGCTTGACGTGACATCAAACCAAAGGATGTCATATCTGCAATAGATTGTAAATCTGTATCTGCTGCCTGAGCATCAGCAATACCATATGCTGACAAAGTTGTTGGACTAGTAGCAGCAGTAACACGACCACGAGAGTCAAGTGTTAACTGTGTGTATGTCCCTGTAGCATCTAGATCATTTGGATCATAATGAGGTAATGCAGTTTGATAGTTTAATTCTGCAGTAATGGTTAAGTTTGCGGATCCATCAAAAGTACCACTACCAGACATGTCACCACCAAGGGTGATTTGTCTTGCGTTTGCTAATCTTGTCGCTGTTGCAGAGTTACCAACGAGTGAAGCAGTAATGGCACCTGCCTCAAAGTTACCATCAGCATCCCTCTTAACAAGAGTGTTCGCAGTATTAGATTCCGTTTCTAGTGGTCGCTCATAGCGAAGACTATTCCACGGAGTAACACCGTCACCAATTTTTAATCTAGACGTGTCAATCTCGATACCCAACTCACCTTGAGCTAGGATCGGGTTAATGTTTGCCCACTGCTGAGCACCATCACGTCTTAGTTGTAGTCTATTTGCCATTGCTTAAAAGGATCCTCTGCAATCTGCACACTATTCTTCTGGACTATTTATGTCCTCAGGTTCTGTTGTTGTAGCTAGTTTCTCAGGGTTGAGATATTCTAAGGTTTCGATTGCACCTAATAGTTTAAGTGCTGTCTGCTCGTTAGATCTGATTTTATCAGTCAATTCTTTGTTTTCACCAATCAACTTTTCATAACGAGTTTTAAATTGTTCTAGTAACTCTTCTTTAGAGAGTGTTTCAGTTTTAGTTGCTGTCATTTTGTAGCTCCAATAATGATTTGAGTAGACCCTTAATATCCTTAAGGTCTGATTTTACTTCATCAACTTCAGTTTGTAAAGTCTCTATTGTGACTTCCTGTTTTTGCCTCTTATTAAAGGCTTTCATGTATTTGTCGTATTCAGATGTATTGTTGTTTACGATGGCATTTGTCAGGGGATCACGATACCAACCCTCTTTTCCTTCGACTGGAATGAGTTTTCTATAGTCCATGCTTGACAAATAACAAAATAATAAGTAGAATTAGCTTGTCGGTTTTCGGGATCGAAGTTTAGGTACTTTAAGTAGCGAGTGCTGTAGACCTAAAGTCGATAACCTGAGGGACAAATGCTTGGTTTCTTGATCTCAATACAATCTTCACTTGGAAGGCATTGAAATTAAGTCCTGTTGCTTCGTAAGAATAATCCCTAAATTCAAATACATCGGACGCGGCGATCTCAACCTTAGGTTGTACTTCTACAAAATTAATTGTATCAGGATCAACTTCACTTCCTGATTCAAAAGTCTTAATATAGACTCTTGCCTCTGTGCCTTGTGGACGATAACAACCAAAATCAATCTTAAGTGTGCGTGAAAGTTGAGCAAGGTTTGCTATACGAGTTAGATAAACGGAATCGTTTTGATCTCCACTAGGTTCTAGAGATACGTTAGCAGTCGCTTCTATCAAACTATTGAGACCTAGAGGTTGAGGACCACCTGGCCAGTAGTTGATTCTATTGCTGATCGTGATAAGAGATGTCCTATCAAGGTCAACATAAGGTGAAACGTTAGCGTTATCAGTATGTAGTGTCAAGTCAAGAGAGATACTCTTGTTACCACCCAACTTATTATCCTCATTAACCTTTGAGCAGATCATTTGAGGAGTTGAGAAGTAGTTTTCAGTATTCAATGTAAGATCATAATATGTGCCGTTGTTAACGAATGACGCTTGATCAACAACCGTCGTGCCGTCTCCAACAGATGTGCTGCTAGTAGTATTTACACGAGCAGCGATAGAGGTATCTGGGAATACCAGATTAGAAACTGATGGACGCAATGTCTCAAACTGGAAGTTTTGAGATGCCATCGCCATAATACCACCACCCCTAATACCGTTATTTGCAACGGAAGTAGTATTTAATAGGTAGTGATCCATCCATGGGTCTTCTATTCCATCATGTACTTTGTTGATTTCGGTTAAAGGAATACCATCAAAGTTATAACAGATTACAGGTGATCCAGTAGGATGATCTTGGTCAGCAGTGCTGTTAGATCCTCTACCAGATGTAGCAACTGTAATTACTTTACCGTCTGTAGCGATAGCAGAGTATTGAATAATCTCACTACCGATCATTAAGTAACCAGGATTTAGGTTACCGATTGCTTGTCCATTAACTTGAGTATGGAATGCACTAGCTATTTCTACGTTAATAGATGTAGCACCTGCTGCTAAGGATGAAGTCAACACTGTTGGTGGGACTTCTGAAATTACTCCTTTAACGTCAACATTGTTGGTACGTTGGTGCATACAATGATTCTTGTGATACACGAGGATTTTGCGATCTTTCGCCTGATACGATGGTGACGAAACAGGGTAGTTATTCCTTGTGTCTCCACTATAGGCAACAGAGGTAATAGTAGCAGTGACAACCCCGCCATTCTCCGAGAGAGTATCTGCAACGTCGAAGTCTTTATCAACATAGTTTACATACAATACAGGATTAGATGCAGTGCCACCACCGTCAGGTAGAGTATCACCTGTCGCATAGTATGCTGTGACCCTTGCAGTAGAATTGGATGTGGATCCAGTTATAATGTCGTTTATTGTAGTGGCAGTACCTGTAGCAGGGTTTGGTCTAGGTGAGAAATCACCGTTAGAAACAGTAGACAACTGGAAAATCGCCGTCGCCTGAGAAGATACAATTCCTTGGAATGCATTACTACTAGCATCTAAGAAACCTGCAGACCATATGCCTGAGATGTCATTGATAGTAATGGTATTCGGTGATGCTGTTGAATTAAATGCTGAGACAGTAGCAGATGCACCCGATGGTGTCTGTGTCAATCTAGCACCAACTGTATAATTAAATGTTCCTGCAGGTAGAGTCAATACTTGCTCAGGTTGGATAGTAACCATTGGGTTATCCATTAGTCTGGTATAACCACCGTTAGTCTCACCCATCTCAACGTTTTCTAGAGTCACCGTGCCGTCAATAGCGGGATCGAATGCTGCTTTATAAATTGTAAACTTAAGATCTTCATACTGATCAGCAGTCCATGTTGATGCGTTTTGTGATTTGAATAACACACCTGCATATGGTTGCTCAGAAATCGTCCTGTTTCCAGACTTCTCAACGTCACCCATTCTGGAAATCCAGACTTGATATTCGTTAGAGTCAGACAGTAAGACGAAACAATATTCAACCGACTGTTTGATATAAACAGGAGATCTAAATGTAAATCTTGTTGGGATTAATGCACTTTCTGAGATCTCAACATCTGCAGCGTTAACTGTAATATCAGATAGAGGCAAGATATCTTTAGTAGGATTACCATTCTCCATAGTCCTGATCTGCATAGAGAGAGGAATGTTGGAGTCCTTAGTCCTAAAGAATAGATCAACAGAAGTGATCATGATACCACCTTCTTCATCCACAATGAATGATTGTGCTAGAGGGTCATACCAACCAATCTGTCTAGTTTCAGATCTAGTAGATGTTGCTAATACTCTTTCATCATTAACTGTATCACGGACAACTTCAGCATTTCTGATTGCAAGAATGTTTTCTCTAACAGTCTGCAATGTACCTGTTGCTCTGTATTCTGCATCTGCAGATGAGTCAACTGTGCCAGGTGTCCTTTCGTTTCCACTACTAGTTGTAAATCTGATAGTCCTTGTACCTGTTGACCAACGTGGGTTGGAGTCAATTTTAGGAGAAGGGATATAGAATGTGCCTTTAAAGTTACCAACGTTGTCAGTTAATAGACGACGATCTTTAACATATGCAGCAGCACCTGATGTCTGCCCCACAAGTAATTCACCAACTTTAACGTTACCTTGGAATTCACCGTTAGCAGTAGACGCCATTTCATTGATGTCTACGTTTAGGATACTTGTATTAGATGCGTATGATGTCGGTAATGTTGCAGCACCTGTGCCATATGGTGTAGTTACATAAGCATCATTTGCTTCAGCAACTTTTAACTTCACGCCACTTTCAATACCAACAACAGTTTCACCTACCACAAATGGTATCTGGTTACTGTTATCGATTGTGCTGTCAGATGGTTGGTTAAATGTATTTGCACCTGGTGCAGTTATAACTTCATTCTTGACTGTGCTATTACTACCAGTCTTATTAAGCTCAATTACTTTAGGTGTAATGTATGGAGTAACATCAACTCCATCAAAGAAACAGTATACTCTAGTCCTTGGTTTCATTCTATACACATCAAATGCGATGTTTCTAGATCTGATCCATGGGACAGCAGTCTGTGACAATACCGTATCACCAAGAGATTTTCTCTCAATCTTAGGTACGATTCTTGTCCTAATACCTTGTCTAGACTGATTCTCTCTTACTTCAAATGTGCGTCTCTCATGAATAAATTCAAGACCTTGATGTCTTGTGCCTACCCAACTACCACCACCACTGTGACTACCTGTCCTATTGATGATAGTATCTGTAGAAATTAAACTTTCTCCAACCCAGTTAGTTTCCCAACCACCCCATTGGATAGGTGCAAAACCTGTGTTAGGATCAATGTTTAATTCATTTTGTACTGATGAGAAATCTCCTTCTACATTCTCTACTCTAGCTGGAAGTCTGTTTGTTTCGAGCCAGTCGTCTGATGTAGGATTAAGATCAATACGCCCGATGAAAGTAAAGACGTTAAATGGGTTAACATTTTCGGATCTTGAAGCGTATGGTTGTTTAACGATTTCAACATCTGTATATGGTAACATGCAAATGTTTGCAGGAGTTGTTGTAACATTAGCTGATTTTGTAGTATTAATTTTTAGAGGAACGTTGCTAGTGAAGTGAGAAGGTCTCATGATTCCTTCTTGGAAATCTAGAGAGCACTTATAGTCACCACTATTAACATCACCAATCTTATGATCGGTAAAGTCATCAACGACGAATCCATTTTTAAGACGATCAAATCCATTCTCATCATAGGAAGCAGTACCTTCTGCTTTTATTTCTAATAGAGATAGGGCAGTATAATATTCAACATTGGTAAGACGCTTATCAAGGTCACCAATATCCTTCATCGTATAACGACGAATAATTTCCTGTGTAACTGTTGAGTCACGCTCAGGTTGGAACATGTATGCTCTATGCTTCAATGTCGCTAGACACATAGCATTTTGCATATTGTCAGGTGGTTGTGGATCTTCAGAAGAGATACCTTTTAGTAACTGTAGATTGTTATCATGAGTTAGGAAAAGTTTATCTGTCCTAGGAAGATAGTAATCAAAGTCACAACGGAATTCTGTCTCTGCCATTGGAATGTCAAAGAGTGTCGCTGCTGCTGCAGCACCTGCACCTTGTCCAGTGGTTGAGAATTGTCTTGCATCAAAGTCAAGAGTTGCACAAGTAACCTCGAAAGGACTACCAACTGTACCTTGTCCTGTTGCTAATTCACCAACTGCAGGTCTGAAGTCGATCTGATCTCTAACAGTCCTACTAGATCCTTTAAGAATAGGTGAAGGAATTTCTGAGAATTCGACACCAGTATATGATTGACCAGAGAAATAATCTCCTGATGCTTCATGAATAAAGTAGTCAAACACTGCCATCAACTGTCTAGTTGGAGGAGTTGTGCCTGGTTTTCTAATTAGACGAGATACGTCATAGAAGAAACTGTTTTGTGATTGATTTAATTCATATTGATTAGTGATAACCTTAGATCCTTTCTCTACAGATCCGTCAGCATCATCAATAGTTGCAGTCAATACGTTGCCATCTACATCTACACCGTTTACAGTTTCACCTGCATTAAACTGTGTGCCGTTAAGATCAACATTGAAAAGTCTTAGAGTTGAGTTGATAAATGATACAACTACTGCTCTTGCTCCACTTGTGACACCTGTGATAACTGTGCCAGGTGCAAAGAAAGTTGCTTCCGAGAGTACAACGTAAGGGATCTTGGGAGCGTTGTCATCTTCGGATTCATAGACAGCGTGGAGTTTAAATACATCGTTGAGACCGAATGAGATTTCTGGATCTTCGATTCTTGTGCCATAGAGTCCTCCATATACTAGACCAAATCTTTGTACATCTTGTTGCTTAGAAGTCCTAGTGACTTTTATAGCACGCATCTTAGATGCAGTCTTAATTTTTCTAGAAACAATATTTTTAGATACCAGTGCAGTTAATTTAACTGTGGTAACGTTTGTCAAACCACCGATAGTAATAGACTGTCTGTCAGCACCATAAGTAACTGTTAATGTGCCTCCTTCCGATAGTGCCTCAATATCAAGGTTGTCACCAACTGAGTATGCAGATCCTGCTTGTGCAAGGATTGTAAGAATATAATTATCGTCGTCTAATGCAGCAAACTGCTCTGATTCTGGAAGTGCAACAGTTAGACCACCTGATACAACAGTCTTATTGTCGAATGTCCTAAAGACAAAGAATGATTCATCACTAATAGACTTAATAGTCTGCTTAGGCATATCCTGTGATAACTGACCAGATGGTTGGTTTTGTCCATACAAGAATGGTCTGTATCTTACGACAGTATTATATGTGCCATCAGTAAATGATCCTTTTGTTAGACCAGTATCGATAGTTGCTGTCTGTGCTTGATAGTTAAAGACATATGGTGTAACACCTGTGTTATTAGAAGATGTTAAGTTAATAGCAGTCTTAGATGCTTTTGTAATGACAAATGACTTCTCACCTTCTGGAGATGATAGTCCGTCAATACATAATACTTCACCAGGTCTAATGTCTTGCTCAAACTTAGATCCATTTGTACCTGTAATCTTAGGAGGAGATCCTGCCTGATCAAGAGTAATAGATGCACCTCTAATTACTTGTCTATCATTAAGTAAGAAGTTAGCAAGGAAACTTACTGCTTGACTAGAGTTGTAACCTACAGCAGATCTTACGTCAACAACCTTATATGTGTGAATAGCATCTAGTGTGCCGATAACTCTACCATCTCTAGTAATTACTTCACCGTCAATAAAGTTTCCTGATACTTGCTCTAGAGAAACTCTTGTGCCAGAGAAATCAGAAGTTACAAATCCAGTTGCACCTGATATACGTCCGATCAGTTTGTCTCCTGTTGCAACAGTTGCATTACCTGCAGTAAAGTTGACAGCAGTATATAACTGAATATCCATCATATACATATCGAAGATGCCTGTGCCTGCCTTCTGTAGTTGCACACAGCGAGCACGTCCGATTTTTTGTCCGACTACACTATTACCAGTATTGAGAGTCCAACCGTCATATAGATCGATGATTTGATAAGCATCACTTACACCTTCACCAGTAAAGTTTGGCCATCCATATACGTCGAATACTTTTACATACTGACCCCATTCCAAAGGAATGATAGTGTTTTGGATACCAACAAAGTCTCTTGGTTTTAGAAGATCAACATACTGAGGTGTTAAAAACTCAGTCCTGTAACCTTTAATATATGCACGACCTGGTGATACTTCGATAGCAGCATATGCTTCTGACGATGCCTGTCCTTCTCTTGATGATTGACCCGCAGAATATACACCATTATTGAAACCATTGTTTTGGTGCTCTCTTAGTGTGACAGAGAATGTGTCAATTACATAGTCACCTGACTCTTCAAAAGTCCTTCTCGCAAGTGACTTCTCAAGTTGTGAATAAGCACTTGAGTTAACAAGTTGCTCAATCTTAGAATTTCTAATCCTAACCAATTCAATGAAGTTTTTATCTGTCTCATCAGTAATTGGTTTCTTAACCAGTGTAGTAGATATCTTAAATCTATGTCCACCTGGTGCTGAATAGTTTGATGTGCCTGCAGCATTGTCGTTTAGAGACGTGTCGTCTTCTGGGGTAACAATAGATTCTGCAACTTCTAAACCAATTCTATACGACGGATTATTCGTATATTGATCGAGGATGATGTAAGCACTAGGGACGTTTACAAAATGTCCACGAATAAAGTAGATACCTTCGTTGATATATGCTACAGAAGCAACTGCAGTAGAATCAACAGGAAGTAACTGAGCAAATGGTGATCCAATTTCAATAAGAGTTGTGCCGAAAGTCAACTCAGACTCAGATATTAACTGCTCGTTTGCTTGGAAACCACGGACGCTTGTCTCAGATACAGTATCACCAGAGTCAATATACTTTACATATAGAGTAATATATCCTCTAGTAGACTCAGTAGCAGGGATTGAATATAGGACTTTTGCACGAATACCAGATGTAAGTCCAGATATAATCATTCCACTGAGTTGAGTACGATAAGTCTCAACGTCCACTCCTAAGAATGCTTGTTGCAATACGATAGCTTGCACGTTTAGATCATAACCTACTTGACCAGGTATGACCATTGCACCTTCTTTAAAGAAGTGCTGACCCATATTCTCGATCTGATTTTGCAAGATCGATTGCATCGTCGTTAGCTCTCTTGCTTGGATTGGGAATCCAGGTCTATAGAGCACTCGATAAAAATTCTTATCTCTATCGAAGTCGTCGAAATATGGACTAATGTTTAGGTTGGTATTCTGTGGCATCTTAGAATTCTATTACGACTTTGATATCCTCAATTTGGTCGCCCGCACGAGTGATTGGTCCTCTATTATCTATGTAAATAATCCGACCGCTATTTGGTTGAATTTCTGGATCTGCATAACCATTGGTAAATGCCATACCCAAATCATATTCAGTGTTGTTAATCACTCTGGTAGAGGATCCAGAGACGATAGGGAAGTTGATGTCTGGGTCACCTGATGTACCTGAGATAGATCCCACTACTGGGTTACCTCCATCAAACTCAGTCAAACTACCAGTAATCTCAGGGAAAATACCGTCGATTCTATTCTGGTAATACTTCAATACTTTTGTTGTGCTATTCCAAGAAACAACACGACCTCTAGCAGTTACCTGCTGTCCACCAACAGTCCTAGACTGTGTGATGATTTCGTCTGTGGTATAGTTTCCTGTGAATGTAGGAGAGAATATAACTGCCTTTGTGCCTGATAAGGTTAATTCTGCAGTCAATTCACTTGTGCCATATCTAAATGGATTGAGTAACAAACCAATACGACGATAGTCGTTATCAGTTGGGAAGTCACCTGATCCTTCAGCGTATGTAAACTTGGTGTTAATCATGACACGGTATCCACCTAATTCTGTGTCAGGTGCTGCACCATGACCTACAGATGGAGGAATAATAACTTCAACAGATGCACCAGATCCTGCTCCAGCTCCAATACCGTTGATCTCATCAATAACCACTGTCCCGAATGTATATCCTGATCCACCAGATGTAACAGTAGCAGTAACAAGTTTACCACCGTCAACCACTAGTGATACACGTCCACCAACACCGTCTCCTTTAATAGGGACGTTTTCGTAGGTGCCGTTGTTATAACCAGTACCTGAAGATCCGATAATAACTGTATCGATCTCTCCACCAACAGCGTCAGAGATAACAGCAGTGTCTTCCAACACTGGCATGTATTCGTTAGAGAAGAATTTTAAAACTTGTCCAACAGGAATAGTATAGAGATATTTCCAACGATAACCATCAGCAGTTGTGATGATAGATGTTGAAGTACCTGTAGGCTCAACAGTAGAAGGTTTTCCGTTTGGATCGGAAGGACTTGTGCCATTGAAAATACACTTATATGTTTGATAAGATGAGTTAACAACGTAGAAGTCTGCATCATAAAGTTTAGTAGCACCTGATGCTGCAGTCTTGGTAGCAGAATAATCATGCCTATACATGTCATAGACGTAACCTAGTCCACCAGTAGTTTGCTCAGGGGGAATCCAGTTGATTCTTCTTACAACTTGAATTGTATCATTTGCTAAAACTCTCTTTAGGGAGATCATGTCAGAAAAGTTGTCAGCAAATTCCTGTAGCGAATCCGTTGGATCGGGCGGGTCATTCTCGTTGTCCCAGCTTTGAGGTCTACCAATGAATACATACAGTCTATCTCTAGAGGATCCCGCATTCAAATCGGACTGTGCCGAATCGGGTCCTTCCAGAGACTTAATGAATCTCTTGGCAGTAAAAATTCTAAACTGGTCGGTTAATAGTGCCATATCTAGCTATAGGTCTCCCATACTTTATTTATGGAGTTTTTAATCGTCTTCATTTCGGACTCTGGTTGTATACTCAGTAAAGATGTGTGTGCCCTGTGCACCTGACCCCTGACCTTGTATAATTTCACCTGCAGCAAACAAACTTGCAGTGTTGGATGCAGTGACACCCGTAACATTTAAAGCAAATTCACCATCCCTATCACCTGCTGTAATGCCTGTGAAGGTTGCAGTAACACCGCTAGTTTGACCTGTTACGATCTCATTAACTGCGTATGCTGATGCATTTCTATTTCTAACATTGATAGTTGCTATGGAAGTATGGGTGTCTCCGTCACCCAAAACTCCCGCTGTGACTACTGTTGCTAGTTGCGGTACGTTGTTTCCGTCGTATAGTTTGTCCGCTGCTTGGAATAGGGTGATATTCTGTCCACCCAATTCTTCCTCAATACCATATTTAGATGAGGCAATACCACCATCTAGGTTTGTATCATTTTCAAATTCAGTGCCAGTATTTACGAGATCGATAATACCATCACCTACTCCGTCTAATTCATCATCATCCTCAAACGCTTTGTTTAGGATCGCTGATAACGGATCGGTAAAAGTAACAATATCGTTACCTGCACTGTCAATTATGACGTGTGGCGATACACCTGTGCCACTAGATTGTGCAGCACCACCAACAAACTGTATAGATGCAGTCTTGTCAGCAGAGTTACCACCATCAATAAATGCTAATTCATCAACCTCAAAGGTTAAGAATAACTCATGTGCAACAGGATCCCAGTCATAAACTATAGCAACCCTACTTGTTGCACTAGCAACAAAACGTTTTACTTGGTCAGTAACTGAGAAAGAGTATTGCGAAACCCCTTGAGCATTGTCTTGCAAGTTGTCAAGAATAACTTTTTGGTCAAATCTAAAGTTGATACCCCTGTCGAGTCCAGTAAAGGAGGTTGCTGTTTTACCAGTATACCTGACGATTTCTTTCCCAACCAAGAATTTACCTGAGCCTGCATACGCTGCAGTAGTCTCGACGTTAATGGTCGAATCACTTGGTGCCACATTTGAAATGAGACCAGTAAGATTATAAACAATACTATTAAGAGACTGACGATTCCTCTGTTTACGGATGAGATTGGTATCTCTAGCAAATATAACTTTAGGACTTGTAGTATATCCATTACCCTGATTAGATAGATCTATACTGGTAATGGCACCCAAGTTAATATCAGCAGCCGCTGCAGCACCTCTTCCTCCTCCACCAATAATCTGCACAATGGGTGCAGTCTCAAAGAATTCACCTTGGTTAGTTAAAGTTATAGATGTAACCTTACCAAACTGGTTTGGTGTAACAGTACCAGTAGCACCATCTCCACCTCCACCACCAGATATAACAACGTTAGCATCATTGAGGTCATAGTTTCTACCTTCTCGGGTAATAACCAGACCTGTCACACCACCAGTAACAGGGACTAATTCTGATCCAGAGCCACCGCCACCTTCAATAACAGCACTAGTGCCGTCAAAATAATTATCACCCAGAGTTGTCATCTGGATATAGTCTATTCCACCAGTTGCATTTAAAAAAACTTTTCCTTTCGCACCAAGATTACCTGGATCTGTACTTTCAATCTTTAGACGTAGAGGGTCGTATCCTTCGCCAGGATCTAAGATTTCAACAGCAAGTATTCTATTATCTTGGATAATAGGTCTTAAAACTGCCTCCCTTAAAGGAGTACCTGCATTTTGTATAGTTAACTTAGGAGGGTCATTAGCATCATATCCGTCCCCACCGTTCTCGACAAAAACCGCCCTGACTCCAAACACACTGTTGAATTCGGGTCTAATAATTGCACCAGAGCCAGGAACTGTACGTGTCATACTACTACCATGTCACCTTTCATACCACCATGTATGGTGCACTGATAAACGTAAGTTGTGCCTGCACTCAATGTTTGTGGCACTGTCCAGAATTGGACACCTGATTGAGATCCACTAACACCAGTAGTTACAGCAGATCCACCATCTGATACTCTAAGAGCAAATGGGTGACCACCACCTGTTGTGTTATTAAATCTATAGGTAAATCCTCTATAGACATATATTGTAGGATTGTTTGTACTAGATGGCAAACCACCACCATCAAATCTATAACCATTAGATAAATCACTAGTAATTCTGAAACTAATAGTTGGAGATTCAGTCGCAATGAATGCTGATCCATCATATACTATATTGTCATTCTCATTTGCTGAAGGGAATGACGCAGTATTTGTGATTGTTAAAGTATTTGCACTAACTGCAGTGGTAATACCTGTGCCACCTGCAATAGTAATTCCAGAGTTACTTGCAACAGCAGTATAACTTCCACTGTCACCTGATACAGATTGCAATACATTCTGCACAATGTTAGGTGAATCGTTAGTAAATGTAATAGCACCTGCATTGAGGTTAGTGCTAATGCCTGAGCCACCTAAGAAGTTAAGTGTGTCAGTAGTTACGGTAGCAGATGTATTGCCATTATCAGCACCAAATGTTTCAAACAAATTCTGGTCAGGAGCACCAAGTGCACCTGTCATAGTAACTGTAAGTGTATCTCCTACTAATGCAGTGGAGATGTTTGTGCCACCTACAATGTTAAATGTGTCATTTGCAGCAGACGCTGTTGTTGTGCCAGTGTCACCTGTGATAGTTTCAAATAGGTTTTGTGTTGTGCCACCACCACCTGTTGCAGTCTCATCATTAGCAGGCTCCCATTTAGTAGATGTGCCATTCCACTTTAATACTTGACCGTCAGAAGGTCCTCCATTTACTGTAGTATCTACATCAGTCAGAATAGAAATACCATCAGTGACATCAAGAAGTTGTATCCAACTAGCGTGTGCAAAATATGCCTTTCCTGTGTCATGCACATGTGCAAGCATACCGTGATGTGCAGTAACATCAGGAAGATCGCTTAATAATGCATAAGGAGCCGTCCATTTAAAATATCCATCTGCACCATCTACATATGCCTTTGCTGATCCCTGACTACCTGCCTTAAATTGAATATCTCCTGTTGTATCTGGCTCAATAACGATATTTCCTGCACTCTCAGAAATAATTTTAAATGCTTTAACATTAAGGTCAGCACTTAATGAATCTAGATGTGATTCAGTAAAAGCTGTGCCAGTCCATCGCAGTACCTGATCGTTAACAGGTGCTCCGATATTAACTTGTAAATTGGTATCGTTTCCTAGGTTGGTGTATAACTCGTCAATGACGCTATTTAATTTAATAGCACCATCACGCAGAGTATCACCAGTGCCGTCATTCGCAGAAGATCCAACTGATAAATTTTGCTTAGCCATGGTAGGTAGTTTTCTACAGTGTTATTTAGGTAGCATCGTATGTAACTGCTGTGCTGTCATACTTCACTGCAGTGGATGAGAAGTCAGTATCACCTTGTCCACCACCAAGTCCTGATACAGACAGTGTGGCAACAGAAGACATTAGAGGTGAGTTACTTGCATTATTAGCGGGTGAAGGTCCTCTCAATTCAACCTTATACTTATAGTTGGACATGTATCCCAAAGCAGTAAATGCTAGTGAGTTACTTGTTGCTCCAGTAACTGCAGCGTATGCAAATCCACCGTCAGTTGATCTATACCACTGATATGAAATAGGACCAGGTATAGGAGAGACGCTTGCTTGGACTGTGAATGTAACAGTAGTATTGACTGCTGCTGTGCCACTTTGAGGTTGTGCAGTAATTTGTAACGTAGGTGTAACAGGAGGTGCTCCACCGTCATCACCACCTTGTGCAGGAGGTGCTGCTGCTCCATTATTAGCAGGAGCATTTAAACTCTCTCTACTTAATGTGCCAACCATATATGGATATGCTGCTTCACCTGTTGCATCAATAGAAATAAAATATGCATAAGTCCCATCGGGAAACTCAGGAGTTACACAATATCTTCCGTTGTGTATATCCAAATCCCCAACACCATCAATATATTCCCAGTCCTGTATCAAAGATCCTGCAGGTGGGTTTTGTGCTGTGGTGCCATAATCAGGTCTTCCTGCTGTTTCAATATTTTTTGTCCTATAACTAGATCCCATAAACCTAGTTGTTTGGGACGCTGTAAACGGCACATCATATCCGAAAGGTCCGTAAACAGGAAATCCATCAAAACAATATCCTAAAATTTTACTATGTCCATCAGGATGACGCATGTTGTCACCATTAAACTGACTGCTGCCATAGTAATCGTTATAGTTTGCCATGGCAGAATTCTGCTTCCAACAATCTATAAAATGAGTATCATGATAATGGTATTGTCCTGTTGACTCTGGATGTCCTCCACAAGAGTCATCACCAAAATCTACAGGTGAGCTAGGATAATGTGCATTCCAATTAAATCCAACAGGAGGGTTACCTCCATTACCTGCACTAGGATTAAAGAATACAACACCGTTAGCAGCAATGCCAATAGATCCAAGAGGAGTCTCTATACGTCCATTTCTTTGATCGTAATATGTGTATGTGCCTGTTGGTATTGTTTGTGAATCTGCAACAATGAGATCTAATCTTTGGTCTGTGGCGAGCCAGCATTCTCCTGCAATGGACGTAAATGTTGTCCCTCTAAATATAAATCGTTGTTTCCTACCGTCACTAAAGACAAACATGAGATGATCGCCAGGAGCAATAGTTTGGGCAGCAAATAAGGCATTGTCGTTAGTTGATATATTTACAGAGATAACAAAACCACTTTGGAAGTATGTGTTATCATCGAAAGTCCTAGCAATACCAAACTCTCCACCACGATAAGTAAACGAATGTGAAAACGCTTGCTCAGTAACACCATTCGGGTTATTGAGATTAGGAAAGGTACCGTAACTAACTGGATCAGGAAGACCATCACCAGTTACGGCTATCACTTTCGTGCCAGAATTGTAGGTTGCTGTAGCGGTCATGCGTCGTCGAAGATCTGATCAGGAGTGAAGTTTGATATCACTGTGCTACCAATCTGGACAGACAGGATAGCAGAGAAGGAATAAACAGGTGTTGCACCTGCTGCAGTTATCGCAACTCTAAATTCATCACCATCATCTTGTTGTGTTGTGGATCCAGTAGGATATGCTAATTGGTTACCACCGATAATATTAGTCCAAGTAGTTGTGCCGTAATCCTTCTTCTGCCACTGATAGTTGAGTGTAGTAGTATTTAGGGCACTATCGGACGCTCTTACAAAGTCAGCGACAACAGTGAATGTAGCAGTCTGACCTTGGTTAACAGTTACGTTAACAGGGTTGATGTTGATTCTGATTAGACCATCTTCAACAACGATTGGGTTACCCTGTTGATCAATACCTTCACCTGCGTAGACATCAAATCCGTTATTTACAGGTGCTCCTGTAGGTGTAACAAAATTATCTTCAACAGTTGTTTCAGCAGCAACTACAGCTAATGCATAACCAACACCAGCAGTCCTGACATCAATTCTTTGGATACCCATCATAGGCACCAATCTTGCATCAAAACCAGTAGAAGAAATAACTTCAACGTTAGGTTTGGAAGTGTAACCATCGCCAGGATTGGTTATAGTAGCAGCGATAACTTGACCACTAGTGATATTTGCAAGTGCCTCTGCGTTTCTACCCTTAACTGATCCTGTATATTCAAATGTAATCAAGGAGTTGGAAGATTCGATTAGAGCAACTTCTCTTGGGAATTCTTCACCTTCAATGTCTAATTCGTCACCCGCTTCAATCGGTGGGACAACAGTTGCAGATATAACGTCAGCATCAGATCCAATGTAAGAGAATCCAACAAATGTTGCTCCTGCTCTTGGGACTTCAGCAAAGATTATTCTAGATCCAACGATCTCGTAAGATACGCCTGGCTCCTGTACGATACCGTTTAGTGATACGAGTATGTTGTTTTCTGGTAATATCGTTGCAGATGAAACACCTTCAGTCAATGTCAATGAGTAGAAGATTCCATCTAACTTCAAGTTGAATGAAGATCTTAGTGAATCAAACTCAAATCCAATGTCATCAAGTTGTCTTAGTTTACCAACATAGTATCCGATAAACTCAGATCCGATCTCAGGTGGCTCTGTAAACTGAATCTGATCAGAGAATGCAGTGTAAGCATTAACAGCACCTGGTGGTTGTAGAATACCATTAACAAAGATGAGCATGTGACCTGCAGGGTCTGGGAAGTATGCTTGTCCATTCTCAACGGATAGTGAGAAGTTTTGTTGCACACCGTCAAATCCTCTGAAGTAACGATCAACACGTCCAACCAATGTCCTTGCATCAGATATAGCAGCACCCCATCCATCATCACCTTTAATGGTCATGTTGTCATAGAAGTCACCAACTGCTTGCTCAACCCAAATTCTTGCAGTAATACCTGACTGCTCAATCTTAGATATCTTAGCGTATGATGTATATTGTGGGTTACTTACTGCAGTTATGTTAGCGTAGATAACAGGGAAGTTTGTTGAGATATCATACTTACCAATGAATATACCTGAGTTTGTAAAGTCAGATACAGGAGCACCTGTGCCTACAGGTTGGACATTACCAATCCATATCTTATGTGCTAATGGAGGAGTTACAGTATTATCTGCAGGTTGATACTTGGTTACATATCCTGTTAAACCAGGATTTCTAATAACAGTACCGATAAGCATGTTAACTTCATCACCAACTTCAAATGTAGCAGCAAGACCTGCCTCAATAAATGTAGATCCAAGATCTAATTCTACAACCTCTGTGCCGTGAATAATATCATTTACTTCTGCAACACCACCTGGTTGGTAGATACCTTTAACATCTAAGATGTAGTCAGTAAGACTTCCGTAGATGATATCATTAGTTGCCCATCCAGATTGAATAGTCTCAACATCCATAACAACACGACCACCATCGTTACCAATGATTGCACCTGATTTATTGTCATAGAATACGATATCTGCTTCAGTGTTATCTGCTTTCTTGAAGATCTTATCTCCAACAGCATATGATCCAAGATTAACGTTAAGAAGTAGACGATCAGTGAGTCCTGTAATATCTGCAGTTGTTGAGCTATCCAATCCAACAAGAGTATCTCCGACTGCCCAGTTAGGTCCTGTCTTATCAACAACTCTTAGAATAATTTGTGTATTGCCAGTGTTGTAGTTTTGCTGTATTATTTTACCTACAGCAGTTGCATCACCTGACTTAAATACATTTTCACCGTTAGTGAATTTAGAAACACCAGGATCTGATGGATTGCCAAGTATGACATACTTGAATGTTTCTCTAATAGATGCTTGGTTGAAGGACTGTGATCCAATCTCAGCAAACACATCAGACTGTGTGCAGTAAAGGACATCAGCATCAACAAATCCACCTGAGTATGGAGTCTCTACATTAGGATCACCGTAAACTGTAGTTGCTCTACTAATACCAGATCTTACAAGGACTTGGAAGATGTGGGATGTGCTTACAGTATCATCAAATCTTAGTGCTCTAAATCTACCATCGTGAGTTGCTACAGCACCTATCTCAAAGAATGTTGCTTCAGCATTCAAGATGTAATACATTGCTTGATCTGCACCACCTATTGTGCTACCAGATGCAGGGATGTATTGGACAACATCACCACGTCTAAAGAAGTTAGCACGATAGATTCTGATTCTAAATTCCTTCCTATCATATCCTGCACGGACTGTAGGTGTAAGAGATACAAGAGCTGGATCTGTATTCCAATCAAATCCTTCGTTATATGCGTTATGTCTGTTGTGGACGTCAGTATTTGCAATCCATGTAGTCTTCGCTTCAGTAGAGAATTTAGATTGCTCAAGAGCAAATTCAAATACGTTAACACTTGAATCCATATTAAATTCTGTTGATTCTTGATTCCACTCTGTGCGAAGAGGTGGAATGTATAAACCAGGACTTGTGATATATGGAATCCAACCTGCTTCACCTGGATTGTATATTATTGACTTAATATATTCTCTAATACGAGTCATATGATAAATCAAATGTGTCCTAACAACATCAGTGTATACAATCATATTTCCGTCACCATCAAACCAGTTTGATATAGAATCAAACGCTTGACCATTACCACCTGTAACAAGGTCATAAATTACAGAATCAATTATCTGATCTCCAAATTCTATAGTGCCTGTATATGTTGGATAGAATGTTGAAGTTTGATCAAATGCTCTTTGTCTGATAGCAGGTCTGTTGAAGAGAATCATCTTCGCTGCCATCTTATTACTTGTTGATCCACCTGATAAGGTTTCATACATTACCTTATACTTACTCTCAATACCTAATCTAACGTCATAACATTTACCCATGTTATATTCATTAACAGTAGGTGATGTAGGAGCAGTTTCGGTAACAGTTGATCCATAGTAAGTAAGACCATTTCCTGCAACTGCAGCATCAATACCACCTTCAAGAATTGCCATCAATGTATTGATTGCAGATCTCTGATCAGGACATGTTTGATTCCATGTTGATGGTCCACCAGTAGTGTTTGCGTTTGGATCATTTCCAGCAGTATTATCATAAGTGATAGATACATCTCTAAGTGGAATATCTCCACCGTATTTACATGGCCAGATATTAGGTAGATTTGGAGTGAATGAAGAATTACTTACGCTATTAGGATATGCACTAGTGCCATTTGATCCACTTGTGTCATTTCCATCAGGGTCGGTAATGGTATCAGTAACAATACTAATAAGTCTATTAACTTCATTGTCTACATCGCTATCACTAATCGCTGCTAGGTAACCTGTATCATTTACCCACTTATCTTGAATATCAGTAATAGGAGTATACTCGGCACCGTTTTCAATGTGTCTATTTGGTGTAGTGCCTTGATAGATTTGCTTAGCAATATCTCTAGCAGTATTTGTAATCCAAGTTACTTCAGTTACAACACCTGAGATGTGTTGAATAACTCCATTCTCAACATAGTATCCTGCACCAAGTGCAACCATGTTATCGCCACCATACTCTAGGTTGAATGTATGCCATCTAAGAATATCAGCAACGTCATGGACACAATCTATAGATCCTGCAGCAGTGATAGAATTATGTGCAGCACTTACAAATGTGTGAGTATATTGTTGACCTGCAGGTGATGCTCCAATATTAACTGTTACCGTGCCACCCTGTTTAATTAATGCACCTGTTGATGCACTTACAAATGTGTGAGGATATTGCTGACCAACCTGTGAAGGATAAACGTTAACCTTAATATTATCGTCATCAACCTTAGTTACAAGTAACCATTTATCAGCAGCAGGGTCAGTTGCTCTTGGATATGAATGGTTAGTATTATTACCATCTTGTGTGCAAGTAAATGTGATACCATCAGTTGCAATCTTGACTCTGTTTCCAGTTACAAGACCATGACCTGCAGATGTAATCTGTAAGATTCCAGTTGTTTCTTGGTAAGTTGCATTTGTAATATTAACTGCCCCAGTGCTTACAGCAGTTACACCAACTGTCTTATTATAATAAGGATCAGTTGTCCTAGGATATGAGTGGTTAGATGCGTTGTTATCCTGAGTGCAAGTAAATACTAATGAATTAGGAGCAATCATCATACGATTGCCAATGTTAAATACATGGTTAGGAATAGTCATCACCATGACACCAGTTTCACTGTTGTAAGTAATGTTTGTAGGTGTCATTTGCTGACCACCCATCTTACTACCTAACTTAACAGATCCTGGTAGAGCACTCTGGAATTGATGATTATACTGTTGACCTACAGGAGACGCACCAACATTAACTGTAATAGTTGTTAATGTATGGTCAAGGACTAAACATGGTTTCTCATAATAAGGATCAGTTGTCCTTGGATATGGATGATCTGTTGCATAGTTGTCTTGATCACATCTTAGAGTTATACCTAAAGGAGTAAATCTAACTGTATCTCCTCTTTGGATATCATGATCTCCAATAGTAATTACCATCAAACCATTACCAGAGTTATAAGCAACATCTGTAGGAGTAAATTCTTGATCCCATAATGCACTGCTTCCACCATTAATACTCAATGATGTATACTGATCCAATCCACGAAGGACTGCTTCTTCTGCAATAAATCTAATGTTTCTTTCGATAGCACGAGCAGCATGGATTCTATTATTAGAAGCACCATTTCTCTCGTAACTTGATTCTTGGAAAGTTACTTCGTTATGACCAGGTAAAGTGTCGCGACCGAATCCATTTCTAATTGTTAGGATTGCCATGTCTCTAGCAATCTTAAATACAGACTTAGATGCTTCTGTTTCACCTTCGATGTGTTTAATACCACCGTCAGATCTTACATAAAGTTTACCAATTCTGAATATCTCAGAGTTACCACCATGACGTATGTCATGAGCAACACCTGCTAGGATATCAACTACATCATCTTCACAATCTACAGGGTTACCAGTTGGGACAATAAATGATCCATACTTGGAAAGGTCATTCATTGTAGAAACTGCTTCTTTAGCAATTACTCTTGCATTTTCATCAATTAGATTTGCAGCATCAAGGTATTTGTTAGATCCAGTCCTTGATTGATCAAACTGCTTAGGATCGTAAGTAATAGTTGCATCTCTAAATGCTGTCCTGTTTGTATATACTGGAGAGAAATATTCGTCTTGATAAGTTGCACCAGCACCAAGAGCAGCAGAAGTTTCGCCTGGTGATAGAAGTAAGTTATTAACTGCCTTCAATGCAAGCATCTCTGTATAGTGAATTGCATCAATCATTGGTTGCAATTCATCAGTGATATAAAGAATTTCACTATCACTATTCAAGTAACTATCAATAACTTTCTGTGTCTCAGCATTACCACCCATAATGATGTCACCAATCACTGCAGGTAATACATGATCTTTAAGATCACGAATACACTTAGTATTATTAGGAATAGTTAAGAATTGGACAGGGACACTATTAATAGTTTTAGTATAAAGTGCATTAATATAACCAACTGCTTCTTCTGCAATGTAATCTCTATTCTTCCAGATAAGTGATCCTGCATCTCTGAATCTAGCACCTGTAGGAGCAAGGACATCAGCAATATAATCACCTAATACATCTAACTGAGTTTCTACACCAGTTACGCCAGTTAATGCATGTGGGACACGAAGTTTAGTTGTGTATGTACCTGTAAGATCTGTGGAAGATGTATTGATAACTTCCTTACAAAGTTTTACAACTTCACGCCATGCATATAATGTCTGTAGTAATTCTTGACCGATATACTCAATCTCACCACCTCTTGTGCGGTAGAAACGAGCTGTAACGATAACGTTATAGTTACCACCTTCTTTTAAATCTTTAACAATAGCAGGTAAGATATAATCTCTAGTATCTCTGATACAAACGTTTGTGCCACTCATTGAAGAAGACGCACCGTAAATATCACCAGGTATTACAAAGTCAGGGAAGTATGCTTGCATAATTCCAACTGCTTCTTCAGCAATCCAGTCACGGTTGATGTCAATTATATCTGCAGCGTCTCTGTAAATTTCTCTACCAAGATCTACTTCCTCAATAGTAATACGTTTGTTGAGGTAATCAATAGATTTAAGTGTAGATGAGGAATTAGTTAAACCAGTAAGTGTAGCGTATGTCTCTGTAGTAGATACTATAAATGGTGCCTCACCATTAAGTCCAAATACAATTCCAGTCCTAGTAAAGTCAGGATCTGAAGGAGGAGTAATTGTTGCAGCATCATAATCAGCAGTGCCTTTTCTAACCATAAGATTATCAAGGTTACCTATAAATTGTTGAGCGTTAGAAACATCCTTACCAAGAGCAAATCTTGCAAATGGATATGTGTTTGTATCGTTATAGTTTGTTTGCTGCACACCATCAATATACATTGAAGTCACAGCGGTTTTTCTAACAATAGCAATGTGATGCCATCTTGCAGCAATAAGAGTATTAGTAGATGTGATAAGAGCACTTCCACCGTTATTAAGTATTACATTACCACTTGCATTCAATACTAGATTCAACCCTGTTGAGGACGCTTGTGGGCGTCTCATATCAAAGATAATTTGGTTACCTGATATAGCATCAGCACGAAGTCTCATTTCAATAGTAAAGTCACCTGTGCCAAACTTAAAGTCATTTCTTTCTGTTTGGACAATTTGTCCAGTGTTAGGAATTCTAACTGATTTTGTAGAATTAGAAAGAGCAGATAATATTGTAATATCATCAACTGTGCAACTACTATTAACTAGAGTAGAGTTAGTTACATATTCGTTAAGACTGAATGTGCCAGTAGCGTTACCACCATAGATCCACTTAAGACCACTGTTAGATCCTTTAATAGGAGCAGATGCATTTGTTGTAACACCCTTAAGGTTTTCGCCAGGTAAGAATAGACCTCTTGATGGATCCTTATAAGCATATTTTGTAACACGAAGAGTTTCACCTGCAGTGTAACCACCATCAGTGATTGTCCTTTCAGTAGGAGCAGTCCTTGTGGCGTGTGCCATATTGTTGTTGGTGTATGCAGTTGTGTATACACTCATGAGTGTGTTAAATGCAGATACAACAGTTGCACATGCATTTGTGTCTGAGTTGACAGGTGTCAAATCAGTATCAAACCACTGATTTTTATTATGTGTGCCTGTAGCAGCAAATCTAGGATAATAGTAATCACCAAATGTTTTAGATACGAAATGTAAGTAATGAAGTCTTACTGTATTTCCGTTACTTAATGTTGGAGTATAATTTTCTGCAAGAGTGATAGAAAGTGTGCCTGTGCCAACGTCATAAACTGCGTTAGCAATGTCTGCAGTATTATCTAATGTTACTGCGTTACTGGTAGCACTTACAAATGTATGTGTATAGTTACCACCTGTGATAACAGCACCAAAAGATGCACTTTGGAAGACATGCTCATACTGACCAGAAGCAGTTGCAACACCTACGTTTACAGTAATAGTAGTTGCAGTTGCTGCTGTAATTGTTACTGCAGTATTATAGAATGGATCAGTTGTCCTAGGATAAGCGTGATCAGTTAGGTAGTTATCTTGAGAGCATCTAAAGACGATTGATTCTTGTGCAAACTTAATAGAAGTGCCTGCCTCTAATCTATGCTCACCAATAGTCATTACCATCACACCGCTAGATGGACTGTATGTAACAGCAGTAGGAGTGAATGTTATCTCAGGAGATGCACCAACATTAACTGTAATTGATGTGTTTGCAACAACAGAAGTAACCTCTAGAGGTTTATTATAGTAAGGATCTGATTCTCTAGGATATGTCTTATTAGAAGATCCACTATCCATTGTGCAATTAAATGTCAAACTGTTAGCAGCGATAGTGACAAATCTACCTGCAGTAATACTATGAGATCCAATGGTAAGGACTAAATCTCCAGTTACAGGATTATATGTTGCACCAGATGGTGTGAATTGTGGAGGTGCCACAACCATTTTACCATTACCAACATATGTTAATGCGTCACCTGCGTTGAGTGTGACGGTTGGGACTGTCACATCAAATGTCCTATTTCCGTTATTTACGTTAGCTACTGTGAATGTATCTGTGCCGTTTTGTATAACATTGCCTGCAATAGTCTGTGCTTCAGCAAAGATTCCATTTATCTGTGCTGCAGTTGTAGTAGAATCATCGTAAGCAATAGCATAAGTTGCAGCATCATATACTCTACTGTTACCACCATACTTGAGGTCATAAGCAATCGCTTCAATTACGTCTTTAATATCATCAGTGCAATCTGATTCAGTTTGATATTGTGTAAATGATGGGTTTGCAGTTTTGTAGATATGAAGTGCTTCATATGCAATAAATTCTTTGTTATTAAGTAGAAGGTTTGCACCATCAATCTTAAGACTTGTCTGAGGCACTGGATCAGCAAATACACCAGTAATCTTAGGACCACCTGTGCCTTCAGATGTATAAGAAATAGCACCTGTAAGGTTATGTGTATTTTCTGCAGTAACAGAGTGGATAACAATATCAGTTAGGAATGTGATATTCTGCTGCACATCAGCACAGTTACTTAAACTCTGAGCATTACCAGCTGAGTAGTTATTATCGTAAGTATGTGCAGGAGCAGATCCACCATATGTTAGAGGATCGTTTAGGTTATATCCTTCATTACCAATATCTTTTACAAAGAGCAAGTTATTGATAGCATACATCATTGTATCTCTTGCTTTCAATATTGCAGTTTGTGATTCAGCAACTTCACCATAGAATCCATTAAGGATGAAGTTACCAGTAGTGTCAAAGTATTGCTCTGCAAAATTCTGACATTGGAATTCACCACCTGCTCCTAAGTCATCAGAAAGTGCATCGATAAAGAGTCCTAGGTCACGACGACATTTTTCTTGACCAATGGAAGTTGTAGGACTAATTTCACTAGGAATATTGTTTAGATTACCTGCAGTTAATGCTTCGTTTTGCCACGTCCAGATAGTGCTAATTGCAGACTGCACGTCACTGCAATTAGTAGTAGTAGCGTTATCTGTATTGCTGCCTGGAGTTGCATACGCAGATCCTGGTGATGGGTCTGCTGTGATTGAGAGGTCTGCATAATAAGTTGCTTCGTCAGTAGAGTTAGTTGCACTGAATACACCAGTTAACTGGTTAGTGATGGCTGACATCACAAGTATCTTCGCTTGCTCAATAATATAGATAAGCTCAGATTGTGCTCTGGTATATGATAGTGTGCTTGAGTCAGAGAAATATTCGTTGATCCACTTTAAGGAGTCTTCGTTACCACCTGAGTGAATATCTAAAGCAATACACTCTAACCATAGTCTAGCATCATCTAGATATCCTGCTTTGTCGCCTGCACTAGTGCCAGTAAACTGTGTCTTCTGTAAATCATATGATTGTAGTTTGATCGCTTCAATATTCTTCCAGATCATGCGATGTGCATCTCTGAATCTTGAAGTTGTATTTGTCTGGACATCACCAGGATAGTAGAAGTCAGGATGCTCTACCGCAACCCAACGCTCTGCTCTGTCAATTATCTCTTGCTTGTTTCTACCGATACTTCTAGCACCATCATTTTTCCTGTTACCTGCATTACCTACAAGGTTTGCATAGAAGATTGCTTTGTTTCTTAGATTATCACCTTTAGCAAATGTGCCACTAGAAAGATTATCATATTCAATCTCAGTGCTTCTGACTTCTTCAAAGTCTAGGAAGTCTTCGTTGATTCTTACTGCTGAATCGTACAATTGTACTGGTGTAATACTTGACTGAGAAATATCATCAAGTATAACGTTAGGATTCTGGATAGCAACAAGTCTTTCGTAGATAAGACCAAAGAATGTAGATCCTTTGTTAATGATTAGAGTATCAACAGGTTGACCAGTGTTAGGATCTAGATATGGACTAATGAATGTGATCTGAGCAACAATCTTAGAAGAACTTGAGTAGATGTATTCATTTAATCTAATATCGAAGATACCAGTTTCAAATCTTGCAGTACCTGAAGTCTTACTTAATAGTAATGTGTCTGTTGCACCACCTGTTGCATCAAGGTTAGTCTCTTCAATAATTGCTATATCACCATCAAAGTTAGTGATAGTCTCTTGGAAATCGAAGAGGTTTTCAGTATTAATAAGATCTACACTTGCTACAACAGCAGTGAATAAGTTTGTCCTCTTAAGAATTTCACTGACTATGAAAGGTCCGTCAGTAATGTTAATAACATCAATATGGAATGTCCCTGAGTCAACAACAGTTGCATATGCATCAGAAGTTTCACCATTAACTTGTTGACCCATCTCAGGGAATATACCCTGTGGGTTTGTTAATGTAATTCTATAAACTGGTATAGTTGCAAATCTAACACTTCTATATCTGACCTGAGATGCTGCTTTAGGTGGCTCAGCAAATACAATCTGATTTCCAACTATCTGATATGCACTACCAGGTGACTGGATAACACCATTTAAAGTAATCATTAACTGATTACCTTTAACAATTACACCGTCACCTTCAACAGTGATTGGGAATGATTTCAATATTCCATCAAACTGATCAGATATATTATCAATCTTCTTAACGATAGAAGTTAAGATTTCCTCAGATGAAGTCAATCTTCTACTTCTGAATAATACCTCTGTATTGTTATAGTCAGTATAGATTGGCTCAGCAGCACCAAATGATGTAATTTGGTTTACATTAGTATACTCATTAATATTAACTTCTTTAATAAACTCTGTGCCAACCTTTCTACCAGATACATCCTTACCGCCAGTCAGTTGTAACTGACCAAACATCTTAAATCCAGTTGGGTGGTTATTATCTAATACTTGCTTTTTCCATCTTGTGATAGGAATCTCAGATGTAATAACATAAGAGAATGACTGATAGAAGAAACTATCTTGAATTTTTTGGACAATTTCAGATGGTTTACCAACGTCATCAATAAATCGGCCTGGTGTTGTAGTGATGGAGTCAATATTTAAGACACCACGAGCAATACTCAAGTTATCGATAATACCAGATGCTTTAGAAACCTCACCAGATATCTTCTCACCCTCAACAAAATTACCAGTGTAATCAACGATCTTAAGAATCTTAGGACCTATTTGCCAACCAGTGTTAGTAGAGACATAACCTACAGCACTTGCTTGCTCAGGTGAATTACCTTGGAATATTTTTTCACCTGCTAAGAATCTAGATGTTGCAACAACAGCATCAGCAGTACCTCCAAACACCTCGGTTAAGAGAGTTTGTCGTCCCTCACCTTGAGTTAGGAAGGTAATAAAGTCTCCAGACTGTGCTGCCTGTAATGTTAATCCAAAACGTAATTGATCAGATTCTAACTGATCAGCGATAGCGTAGTAGATCTGTCCATCAATCAAACTAGTTAAACCTGCACTACTTGGTTTAGGTAAAATACCAGTTGTGGTGCCTACAGTATCAGCACGCAACTGAATAGCAGCACCTGTTGTAATACCGTGTGGGAAGTTAAACTGTAGATAATTAAGGTCTAAGTTAACAACATAATTAAATTCTGATTTTAGAGTTACAACTGGCTCAGATGAATATCCTTGACCTGGATTCTTAATAAGAATTTCATTCAATCGATTGTTTTTAATAACCGCTTCTGCTTCAGCACCTGATCCACCACCACCTGTGATTACAACTGCAGGTGCAGATGTATAACCAGAACCTGGGTTAGTTATGGTAATCTCAGTTAGTATTGAGGTATTGAATAGTTGTAGGTTTACAGGGAATGTAATCTCAGGACGTAGAGTATAGTCATGAGAGTAACCGAAACCAAATTCGTTGTTTTTAAGTCTCTTAATCTTACCAATATTTCTACCAGTTAAGAATACAGATGCACCACTACCTTCAGCAGGTATTACAACAGCAAGTGCAGCACCTGATCCTGCAAGTTGATTACCAAGAATACCAGAAATACTATCAACATCTATACTTGCAGTAGTGTATCCTTTACCTGGATCTGTAACTGTTACATCAGTAATTGTGCCTGATCCAATCTCTTCGTCAAGGGTAACTGTAATAGTTGCTAGACCACCTTCTCCATCACCATTGATAGGCACATTATAGTAAACACCAGTTGCATATTCTGTACCTCCTGAGGTTATAGTAATACGCTCAATCTGTCTGAAGGATGCAATGTCAGATATAATAGGTAGTCTCTGATAGAATCCACCTGGTGATACTAGTTTAATAGTATTGATAGGTCCGATTGCCTTGACCGATGTTGTTGAGTAGTAGGTAAATGGATTACCAAATTCATCATCTTGGACTTCTGCTGATGATGTTTCTGGCTCAAGTAGTAATGGGAATTTAAATTCAGTGTTATTAACAATCTGAGAGATTCTAAATGTGCCATCGTAAGGTGTCTTGATAACATCAACAAAAGAGTTATCCCCAACAGGAGACATTGCTCCAATCCTAGATGGATCAAAGTAGTAAGAAATATTAGTTACATTACCAATAGCAGAGAATTTAACATATGGTCTTAGACCTTCTGCTTGAATACCTGGTGTGCCGACTCGAGTAATATTATTGAAAGAATATTCCAACTTATACTGGTTATCCTGTGCAAATGACAGATAGTAATTTAAGTTAGATGCATCTCCAACATCAAACACATACTGATGATCTCGTATGAATGTAAGTGATGGATGCTTAGCGTAGATATTAACGTTGCTTATGCTACCTTGTAAGAATAGAGGATCTCCTGCAGCAGTTG